ACCGGCGGTTGTAGTAAGCCGCGTTCAGCAGCTCGGGGCTGTCCCACTTGGTCAGCTTGGTCACCACGCCGCTGTCGGTGTATTGCTCGACCAAGTTCGCCCCGGCGCCGTCCAGCCCCGGCACCTTGGCCATCAACTCATCCAGCAGGTCGATGGTCGGGCTTTCGTTGTACGCACCCCAGGTCGGATCGGCCGACAGCTCACGGTTGATACGCCACCGCTGGCGACGGGTTGACGCCACCTGCGGCCCCGTCAGGTTCGCGTGCCAACGCTGCAACGGCAAATCGAGCGGGGTAACGAGTTTCTCCACGGGGTAATCCCCGACGCTGCCCACGTCCGCGACCGAAATACGGTAACGCCAGGCCACGTACTGCGGCCGCCCCGTCTTGGAAACCTGCCGGATCGAGCTCGGGATAAACGACCCGTTTTCATTGCGACCGCTGTAGCCGGTGGCCCCCATCAACAGGGTTCGCGACAACAGGTCGCGATAGCCGTTGATTTCCTCCAAATGGCGGAAGCTTTCAAAGGTGTCGTTCACCTCATCCGTCAACAGCTCCGGCCAGATTTCCAGCACCGACAGGTTCCAGCGAAAGTGTGGCCGGTAGTCGCGAATCGACGTGTCACGCGCCGCAAAGGCGCGGAAATATTCGCGCATTTCCGCGACCTTCGCCGGGATGCCGACCGCCGTATTCACCGACGCCGGGGCCTCGGGCGGCGCAATGTCCGTCATTGCCAGGTACTTGCCCGGCGCAGCGCTGCGCAAGCGGTAGTCGTTGTGCCGCGTCCTGACCATGTGGCCGTTGATGAAAGCCGCGATTTCACCCAGCCCGGGAGTCGCCAACAGGTTCGGGTGGTTGTGCAGGTTGATGGCCGAATAAGCGCCGTCGAACGTGCGGTTGAATGACTCGGTCCCGGCAGCGCCGTATTGGCGACTACCCAACACCCCCGACTGGCCAAAGGTGCGGAAAATCTCCGCCAGGTATTCCGACTGGCTCGACTCGGCAACCCAGTCTGTTTCGATGAAATTGGCCAGCGGGTACTTGTGGGTTTTGCTCTCCGCATGTTCGGCCGACAAGACGCTGGCCAACTCGGCATCAACAAAATCTTTCACCCAGGCGCGGGTCGCCTGAATGACCGACCCGTCGAGCATCAACGTCACGTTGTCGGCATTGGACGTGGTGAAGATCGTGCGGATACTGACTTCGCGACCGGCGCCGTTGTTGATCAACGGTTTGTATGACTCCGGGTATTTACCGATGGCATACAACACGCCGGTGTCGGTCCAGACGCCCACCTCGCGCACCCACCAACCGCCGACCGTTTCAGGAATGACCGCCTCGACCACCAGCCAAGCGGTGTTCACTTTGTCCTGATACAGATTGTTTAGGTTGCCCTCCCACACCTTGCGCTTCAGCGCAGTTTGCGTATCCACGGGGTTATAGGACGCACCGTTACCATCGCCGACGCTCATTTTTACCAGCTTGATCGGCCTGCCGTTGGCTTTACATTCGGCTTCGTATTGAAAGCCGGCCTTGGTCAGAATTGTGTAGAACTCTTGCGCTGCCATCACACCTCCAGCGGGTAGATAGTTGTCAGTTCCACCCCGTCCGCGCCGACTGATTGAATCGTCGCGGCTTGCTGTTCCAGCTCGGTCATTTGCAGGGGGTAGATCGTGGTTTGCTCGCCAGAATCGCCACCTACCGAATCCACGGCAGGGTTAGCGCGCTGTTCGAGCAACGTCGGTTGAAGCGGATAAAGCGTGGTGGCATCACCGGTGGTCAAAGTGCCAACAGCTGCACGCACCGTGACTTGATGTTCGAAAGCCGTGGCCTGCAACGGATAGAGCGTGATGTTTTCGGTCATCGTGGCCACACCCGCCGCCGCGCGTTTCGTGTGCGTTTGCTCTAACAGCGTTACCTGTAACGGGTAGATCGTGGTCACTTCCCCTGCGACAGATGCCGCGACGGCCCGGGACTGGCTCCGCCCTTCCAGCTTGATATGGACGGTGGCCAAGTGAATCGACGCGCGCTTGTTCTGCTCCAGGGCGGCCATGATCCGCGCGTCCAGCTCAGGCGTTATCGGAACGCTGTCGGTGGCCAGGTCAAGCCGGAAGGTGCCACGCGGCAACGGTGGCACTGCGTCAAACCATTCCGTGACCTTCGGCGCCAGGTCGAACTCAGACAGCGCCTGCTCGACCGCGCGCAACGTCCCTTTGATCCGGTGCAGGTCCAGGGAACTGGCCACCGCCGCGCGTTGCTTTTGCTCGGACCAGCTCGCCCGCCAATGATCGATGGACAAGTTCCAGGCCAACCAGGGCAACACCTCGACCGGACACGTCCAGGGGTTCCACAGGGTTTCCGTGCGTACCGGAATGGCGTCGATGCGCGCCGTGCCGGCGTCAATCTTGCGTTCAAGCTCGGCCAGGTGTGGCGGTAGGATGTTCATCGGTCATCCTCCCGGCCGTAGCACCACGTCATAGCAATACGGCGCCTGCGACTTAACGCAGCGAATGTCTTGCCAACCATTCAACACAACCTCAGTCACGCCCTCGACCGTCAGCGCCGCGTCTACGGCCGAACGCACGACTTGGCCACCCAGCTTGTGCATTTGCGCTACATACGCCCTGGCGCGCTTCTCCGCGACTTCTAGCGCCATTGCCGGGTCCAACTCGGACGACACAAACACCGTCGCATTCAGGGCATAACGCATAATCTCCGCCGAGCGCACCCGCACACGGTCACCGAAGGGACGGAACGGCTTCAGGTAGGTGTCGACCGCCTGCAACAACCCAGGGCCCGCCTGGCCGTCACCCGTACGCCCCAGGACAAACAGGTCAATCTCACAGGGTTGCGGGCTGTCGACCGAAACGTCTTTAACCTCCTGGCTGGCATTGCGCGCATGAAAACGATAGGCGCCCTCGGGGCCCGCCACTGACAGCCCTTCGGGTGATTCCTGCAAGCGTGCGCGGTAGTCGTCGTCCAACTCCCCAGCGCGGCGCAGGATCGGGCTGCCGTCCGGGTTGCGGTAATAGGTGACGCCGATGTGGTCGAGTTGGCTGCCGAAGGCATGCGCCAATGTCAGCCCCTTGGCCTGCTCGTTCATTTCCTGGCGGATCAGCATTTCCCGATAGGCGCAGGCCAGCACCACCCGATAGGCCGGGTCGGCTGGGCTGTTGTTCTCCACCCCGGCCGAGGCGGCGATTTCAGCGACAATGACTTCATAGTCGACCGTTTTAACGACGGTCAAAGGCGGCAGCAAAGCCGGAATTACGCCTGTCATTTGAGCAAGATCCTTTCCAATTCCACCGCGCTGGCTTTTCCCTGCTCGTACAGCAGGCCGTTTAGAAACAGCTCGATATGGTTGCTGGCCACCACCTCTACCCGCATCGTCAACAGCCTGAAGTCGTCCAGGCCGTTGGCCTTGTTGTTGATCGCTTCAGCGAGCCGGACAAAGGCGTCCATGTGGAATTCCGAATCGACGTTTCGGTCGAGTAGTTCAAACAACCGAGAACCAAAGTCACGGCGTCCGACCAGGCTGCCGATCGGCGTCGCTATGACATCGCTCAGGCGTTGCCACAGGTAAGGGATGCCGCCAATCAGGCGCCCTGTAACCCTGTCCATACCTTGTTTCATGCTGTTCTCACTGTTGCGGCTCGGGGGTCGGGCTATTGCCGTGTTTATGGCCGTTGTACAACTCGCGGTCGCCGCTCATGTTGCGCACGGCATCACCGATTTCAGCGTCGCCTTTGATGTCGCCCGTTACGCGTAACGTGCCGTCGATTTCGGTATCGCCGGTAATCTTGACGCCACCCGGGGCGACCACTTCGGCGCGACCGCCGGCGGGCAAGTCGAGGCGATGCAAGTGCGCCTTGCGGTCGTAGGACACCGACCCGCCATCGCCGTACTGGACTAAGAACAGGTCGGGGTCGCTCGATGGCGCAACAAAGTCTTTGTGATAGCTGCCGGGCAGGATCTCGCCCAGGGCCAGGTCGCCCTCGCTGATCACCGTGGCCCCCTCACCCACTTCAGGGCACCACCAAACAATCGCCTTGCCGGTACGGATCGGCTTCCAGGGCAGCCAGCCGGTCGTCATGCCGGGCCCGTACTGGACCCGCGCAACGACATTGACGGGGTCGACCTCGGCGATCGTGCCGCGCACCACCATTTGGGCGACACGACGCTCCAGCTCTTCCAGGCGCTGCAAAACGTCCATCACGCCTCCGGCTGATCGTTGCCTACGTGGTCTTGCCCTATGAACACCTCAACCGCTAGACCATCGACGGGCAGTTCCCAGACTTCGCCCACATGGGCCGTTTGCTTCCAGCTCACCAGCCAGCTCTCGAAACCCTTTTCGCCAGGTGTGAACAACCCGGGAAACGCCTCTAAGTCGCCGGCACGTTCCACGTATTCCAGCCCCCAACGGGCGCCGTCGATCAGGCGCAGCAGATGGGCCGCGAAGTTGCGCACCTCCAGCTGGACGTTTTCGGTTTGGGCGCTCAAGACACAGTGCGCGGTCCATACCAGCTCCATCGGTGTGCGGCCGCCCGTGGCGCGCCCACTGGGGCGAATCTCGGCCAGCTCCAGCAGCACCGCCGGCGTCTTGATCGACTGGCTGTTCGGGTCCACGGGGTTGTACATGTCCACGGTCGTCAGCCGCGCACCGAACCGCTCGCGTATGGCCGCGATAATCCGGTTGTGCAATTCGGTCAGGTCGACTTGGGATTCATCAGGTTTTCCGCTCATGGTTCACCGCGTAATTGATTTCTTGTTCGATCAGCTCGGCAAACCGCGCCAGAGCGCGCCGCTCGTAACGGCGGAACACTTCGCCGGCCATGTCGGCCAGCTCAATGCCGACACGCACCACCGGGAAACGGCCCCGGTTGCTGCTATCATTGCTGCCGCCAAGATCAAGAAAGCGAGCACTGCCTCCGCCGTTCTGCCGACTCATAGCCGGCAGTTGCAGACCCAGCGCCTGGGCGCGGCTTTTGCGAATCCAGACCCGCGAAACCCCGTCGTAAACGCTGCGATAGAACGCCCCGTCGAAGCGACGACCCGCGACCGTTGTGCCCTTCTTGCCCTGTCGGGGTCGACCAGCGTTCTCCGCCGGCAAAGGCAAGGTGCCAAACCAGAGAATCGTCACTTGTTCGGCGCCAGAGCCGGCCGTGGTCGTGCTCCAGCGCGCTTTTAAGCTTTTCTGCGGCACCCGCAGGGCCTGGCTGATTTCGCGCGCCATACGCGTAGACAGCCAGCGCATGGTTTTACGGCGGGCTCGCTCGCCGGCCTTCGTCACCTGCTCGGGGGTGGCCTGAATCTGCGCGGTGACACGGGTGATTTCTTGCGCGAAGTTCAGTTGAAAGTTAACGCCACTGGCTGACATGGCTTCCGCCCTCCCCTACGGCGGGTTCGTCCAGGCTGTCGGCCAGCCAGAGAGTCAGCCAGCCCGCACCGTCGGCATAGGGCGCGGGGCAAAAGTAAACCTTGCCCTTGATGGTCAGCCGCCACGCTTTGCTGATCCCGGCCAAGCGTTGATCGCCGGTGGTGAACACCGGTTGCCGGCGCTTGAACTTCAAGCCGCCAGAGTCGCTGGAGCCTTCTTTTCGATGCTCGAAATCGACCTCGGCATTGTCGAAAATGCCCTCGACATCGAAGCGCTCGCCCGCGTCCGTCAGCACCTGCGCCGTGGCGTCCTTACAAATCAGCATCGTTCGTTCAACA